AACGGCGCAAACTGTTCTCCATCCAAGCAGTTTTCCCCCAAGTATTCCTCCACCAGCACCCGCGAATAAAGCCAACTCATTCAAAATACCTCCCCATCATCCATCCAATGTTTCACGGGCTTGGTGTTGGGCAACAGGGCGGCAATGTCCCGCCTAGTAGCTGGCTTTCTGTCCGACCATTGATGCTCGGAACACATCGGGCGCTGGCCTTCCATGTGAACTGACCAGCGTTTAGGGCATCCTGGCACACTGCACATCAGGCGCTGAACATCGTCTAGCGGGTCTTTTTTGGTGTCTGGTTTTACAAAGTTCATTTTTGGTACTTTCCATCAATTATCTTGGCGAAATTGGTTGCATTCACTATCCACACCAAATCAGGTCGCCATGTCCTGTCCTTGGTTTCAAACCCGTTTGCCAGCTTGGTATCGTTGGCAATGTAGGCAAAAAACGAATCCCACCATGCCAACCCATCCGATTGGCTTGAATACCCCTGTGGGCTGAATACAGATGGTTTTGCGGCTTGCAACCACCTTTGCCGTAGGTTGGTCTGCCTGACCCCATCCCACACCCGTGGCTGGGCAAGCTGTGGCAAATGCTTTTTGTAAAGATTCAAAATGTCCTGATGGGGGCAAGTCGGCAACCCTGCCGACAAAGAATCTTTAGATTCTTTAATATGGTTATTGGTTATTGGTTCATGGTTCATGGTTAGTTGAACGTTTGTTGAACGCCCGTTCAACGCCTGTTTAACGCCCGTTGATTCTTTGTTTAACGCTCGTTTAAGTGCCGATGCTTTTCCTGCCTTAGATGCGGTTTCAATTTGCAAGTGGTAATGATCAATTTCTTTGTCGCAACGTCTGTGATGCCATTCGTTGTTTTCCAAAGTAAAAAACATATCCAAAATGCCACTCAAAACTTCTTGCTGGTCACGGGCGTTGACCTTCATTGAAAGTTCAAACAATGAATTGGGCAATGCCTGTTCGGTGTCGTAGTAAATCCACAACAACTTAAGATAAATTCCAACTTCTTCATTCGTCAAAAATGAAGTGTCTTTGATGAAATCACCAATGTGGTGCTGGTAGTAATGCATACGCATCTCCGCAAATCTCCCAGAAAAGAAACCTCGGCAGGAGGGGAGTTCTCTTTTCGGTGGGGTAGCTACTCCCCACCTAGCCGTGTTTCAAACAATCTTACATTGAAAACCACTCAGGACGCAATACCATCAATTGCCAAATCCTCGCTTGGGGGACAGTTTTCCATTGGGAAACCGCCGATTGGTGGATGCCCAAAATTCTGGCAAGCTCAGTCTGTGACCCTGCCAATGCGATAAACCTGTCCTTGTTCATCCGCACATTGTACATAAGACCGCTAATACCCTTACGCTTGACTAGGATATATAAGTTAGCTGATAATCACGCCATGCCCTAGCACAACGCACAAGGGTCTTTTAGGAGTCTCACAATGAAACAAGCAATTTGCGTCAGTAAAGTTCCTGCAATTCTTTCGCCTTACAAGAAAGAAATTGAAGTTGGACAAATAATTGAATACAAAAAAGAAATTTTTAGAAACGGCGAACATCATTACGTTTTAGCTGATAAAAACCAAATTCCATCAATTTTCTTTGATGAAGTTTAATTAAATAACCATGTACACAGAAGATTATGAAGAATGGCGGTGGGGGCAAATTCTTACCCGCAATACAGATTACAACCCCGACAACCAACCAGAGGATGAACAAGATGAAATACCCCAGAACGATGAATGAAGCATTCCACAACACCGTAGAGTATGGCGCTGCCATAGAAATCCACGTTGCCCAGCATTCCACTGGCGACAAAGTTATCAGGGTTTTGGCCCTGGTTGCCTTGATTGTGCTGGCCCTTGATATTTTTATTTGGAGACCATGAAATGAACGCAGACCAAATCATTGAAGCCATCAAAGAGGTGGCAGACAAACAGTATTTTGGCGAACCACCCGCCAATCGGTTGGCCTACCACGTTGGATTGTTGGAGTCACATTTGCGGAATTACATCCAGACCGATCTCATCGCACAGGAATACATCAAAGAACTTGAAACCAAACTTATTGCAAAGGAATCAGAATAATGGAAACACCAATCGGAAAACAAATCGCCGCCGCCTTTGTCAAAGCACAAAAGGCATTTGGGCCAGCTTTAAAGACCAGCACGAACCCGCATTTTCGGTCTAAGTATGCGGACCTCTCCAACTGCATTGAGGCCGTTATTGGGGCTTTAAACGAAAACGGCATTGGCTTGATGCAACGCACCTATGACTGTCCTACTGGCGTGTTGGTTGAAACAATCTTTGTCCACGAATCAGGGGAAGTCATGGAATGCGGAATGCTTCATGTGCCAGCCGCCAAACAAGACCCCCAGGGGTATGGCTCGGCCTTGACCTATGCGCGGAGGTATAGCCTTTTAGCCGCCACTGGCCTCGCCCCAGAAGATGACGATGGCAACGCTGGTTCACGCCGCACAGAAGCACCACAGATTGACGCTGGAATGATGGCAGATCACATAGCCGCCATCGATGCCAGCGCCAATAAAGAGGAACTGCAAACCGCCTACAAAGCAGCCTATGACGCTTGCAAGGGCGACCAAAATTGGATTGCCAAGGTCATCAAAGCCAAGGCAGATCGTATTGCCAAAGCAAAGGAAAAAGCATGAGAAAAAAGAAAGAAATCGGTCTTGAAGAAATAACCCTCAAAGACTTTATCGCCATCTTTGCCATGCAATCAATCTTGCGGTCTGGTGGCGTAATCAACCCCGAATCTTTCAAACAGGATTCGGAACTTTCATACAAGATGGCAGATGCCATGCTGGAGACACGCAATGGAAACTGAAATTATCCAAGGGTCAACCGAATGGTTTTACCAACGCCTGGGCAAGGTCACCGCCAGCAGAGTGGCAGACGTAATTGCCAAGACCAAGACGGGTTACAGCACCAGCCGCGATAACTACATGGCCCAGCTTGTGGTTGAACGCCTAACCTTTACCAAACAAGAGTCATACACCAACGCCGCCATGCAATGGGGCACAGAACAAGAACCATTTGCCAGGGCTGCTTATGAGGCCGCACAAAGCGTTATGGTGGAAGAAGTGGGGTTTGTGCGTCATCCATCAATTGAGTGGGCTGGTGCGTCCCCTGATGGGCTTGTTGGCGATGATGGATTGGTTGAAATCAAGTGCCCCAATACGTCCACCATGATTGAAACTCTGCTATCCCAAAAAGTGCCTAGCAAATACATCACCCAGATGCAATTTCAAATGGCTTGCACAGGGCGCAAATGGACTGACTATGTTTCATTTGACCCAAGAATGCCAGCCAAGGCGCAAATGTTTGTCAAACGGGTTGACCGTGATGACAAATACATCGCAGAGATTGAAGCAGAGATTGTCAAATTTCTTGCTGAAGTCAAATCCCAAGTTCAGCAACTCAACGAAATCATTGAAAGCAAATAATGTCCAAAGTTAAAAAAGAAATCACCGCCATCGTGGGTCAGTACACCAACAAAGAGGGTCAGACCAAAAACAGGTATCAGCGCATTGGGTCAATCATTGACACCAGAAATGGCGAAATGCTCAAACTGGATGTAATCCCACTGAAGGAAAACGGCTGGGACGGGTGGGCATATCTAAATGACCCCAAGCCCTACGAACCCAAGGGCTTGCCAGCAGATAACGATGACGATCTGGCGTTTTGATCATGCTTACATTTCCAAGGGTTCGCAGTTCTGACCCGCTGACCTCATTCCAGGCAGCGGATTCAGCCAAGGAATTGGCTAACAAGCACGGCTTGCTGATCGTGGATTGTCTCCAGCGTTTTGGCGCAAGGGGCAAAGATGGCATCGCTGAGTTGACTGGGTTGGATGGCAATCAGGTGGCTAGACGCTTGCCTGAGTTAGCCAAGATTGGCTTAGTGGAATTAACTGGGCAAGTCACCAAATCAAAGTCAGGCAGGGCAGAACGTGAATGGCGTTTTGTACCTGTACAGCGGGAGTTGATATGAGTTGCCCACCTTGTGAGAAACACTGCGAAGCCAAGGCGTTCAAGATTGTGATAAAGAATTTGGAGGATGAGGTTGCGAAACTGAAATCAGAACGAGATGAAATCTATGCACTGCTTGGGTCAGCGCATCTTGAACTGCGTCAACAACTAGAGCATGGCTATCACCCAAATGCAATCAAGTCAACGCTTATCAGCGTAGGTCAATACGCACCCAAGCTGAAAGCAAAGATGGATGAGTTGCAAGCCAAGATGGGGGAGAAGCTATGAATGAAGAAGATGAAGCATTTGAGGATTTAGCCAAGCGGCAAGGCGATTGGGGTATGCAGGGGTCACGCAAACACCAGATCATGCGCTACGCTGAAAATGTTGAAACAAAGAAGAATATGAATAAACCAATTACATCCAAAAAATTTGCATCAGACCTGTGGGGCGTAATTCAAATGGCGATTGAAGAAGCAATCCTGGCAGAGCGTGAGGCGTGTGCAAAGATTGCTGATAGTCAATTATTTAATACAAATGCACTTTTGACTGCACCTATGCAATCAAGTGCGGCATATCAAATTGGCGTTTCCATCAGAGCAAGGGGACAAGCATGACTGACAAAGAAACAATGACTATGGCACTTGAGATGTTGGAGTGTGCCAACTCACTGAATCGTGATTATGAGAATGAAATCGCCGCACTCAAAGAACGATTGACAGACCCCATGCGTGAGGTTCAGAGGCTTGGGCAAGAGATTGAGCAAGAGCGCAACTTCTGCCCCCGCTGCGGCAAACGCACACCAGACTTAATCACCATTCACACTTGCACACCACCAAAGGAGGGCACATGAAAGTACATCACCTTAAAGATTGGGATGCTACTGCCATGCTCACCCATGCAATAGAACGCATACAGCCTGACCAGTCTTGCATTGTGTTGTTTTATGAAGATGATGAACTTAAAACACTTTCGTCACATGTAGACAACCAACATGCCGTATGGATGTATGAACTGGCAAAGCTGGTCGTACTGCATCAATGTGTTGA